TAGGTCCTGGAAGTATGATTAGAGTCCCACAGCTAGTCATCAGTATTCTACCACAGCTGCAAGACATTATGCAACAACTAGAAGAGAACGATCGTGACAGTGTGGAGACCATAGCTTCAGTCCTCGATAACATTCAGCAGGGCATAGGTAACTGATATTGGGCCCCTGAAAATGTCTCAGTAGTGTAAGGGGCACGATGCTCCGAAAGACTTCTCAATCGACCACAAATGACTGTTACTTACCAACGCGATCTACTCTCCACTGAGTATAATGGTTGGGAGAATTATGAGACCTGGAATGTTGCTCTGTGGATCAACAATGATGAGGGTTTGTATCACCTTGCTATGGAGTGTGGTGATTATGAAACCTTCTGCGATTGTGTCGGTCCTGATGCAGTAACTGGTGATGGGGTTAAGTATAATGACCCCAAGGTAAATGTGGTCCAATTGAATAGCGATGTGTTCGACCTCTAAGTAACACATACTCCTGTCGCATGAGTATAAACTAGGCACCACACAGTTCACAACACTTTTCTTCTTTATTATGTCTAAGTCTGTGATGATCTCGATGCTTGCTGAATGTGATAACGGCACTGAGATTTTGTCGATTCTTGACTATCTCACTGAGGACAATCAGCAGTCGATTGCTTATGCTGAACCGACTGAAGATGTGATTGATTTCTGATAGTAACTGTGTGCCCCTTGTTCATCACGAATGGAGGGGCACTATTTTATTCGTTCGTTCACAGCCATTCGTGTTTGGCAGTCTTAAGCTTCGCGCCTTAAGTATAATAAACGCGCCCTTAGCGGTTATAAAAATGCTAAACTACCCTAACCTACAGAGGTGACAAATCGACCGAGCTTTATCAATCTCATAAAAATTTTCCGGAAGTATGATTAGTCTAAAAACCCCCCGCAGAAATTACAGGCCCACAAAGAAACCGTACTGGAATTTTATCAGAGTTGTACTTGCAGGGTGGATGATAAGATATCCAAGGCAGACAGTTTTCTTGCCATTGGGAATATTGATAGTTCTGATATATAATGCAGTGAAGAATTGAGAATTCTCACAAAAAATTCCGGAGAAATTTAAAGGTCTGTATGGAAAAAATATATCACATATATGCAAAAAATCACTGCTTATTTCATTCTGTAAGAGAGGATGAGTTCAATACTGTATGGAATACTCTGAATCATATGGTAGGAATTATGAATACTTCTTATACTGAGAAGGATTTATCATATACAGAAGTCACAGTAGATAAAGAAGTATCTCTGAACTCTTCTCATTGACAGAACATATATAAACTGATAGAATTGAACTGAAACTTTTTAAATCAAATGGCAAAAGGATTCACTGTAAAAGCAAAAGCACCCATTACAGATGCAAATCAACCTGAGTGGGACTTTGAAAAAATTAAAGAAAGAATGAGAGGAAAGACGATTGTATTCTGTCTTCCCGGTCGTGGATGTTCATATACATTTCTAAAGAACTTTGTACAGATGTGTTTTGATCTAGTACAAAATGGAATGAGTATTCAGATTTCACAAGACTATTCATCGATGGTTAACTTTGCACGATGCAAATGTCTTGGAGCAAATGTACTGAGAGGACCAAAGCAAGTTCCTTGGGATGGTAAATTACAGTATGATTATCAACTATGGATTGACTCGGATATTGTCTTTACTACAGAAAAATTCTGGCAACTCTGCGATTTAGCTCTGCCTGAAGATGGAGAAGAGAGAGAAATTGTTTCAGGATGGTATTGCACAGAAGATGGTCGCACGACATCAGTAGCACACTGGCTTGATGAAGATGATTTCCGCAGTAATGGTGGAGTCATGAATCACGAAACTCTGGAAAGTATTCAGAAGCGGCGTAAGCCTTTCACTGTAGATTATACAGGTTTTGGGTGGGTTCTGATTAAGAAAGGTGTCTTTGAGAATCTTGAGTATCCTTGGTTTGCTCCGAAGATGCAAGTCTTTGAGTCTGGTGCAGTACAAGATATGTGTGGAGAAGATGTTTCATTCTGTCTTGATGCAAAAGATCAAGGTTTTGAAATCTGGTGCGATCCTCGTATTAGAGTTGGACATGAAAAAACTCGCGTAATCTGATGAAAGATAAACTTTATAATATTCTTTATAAAGGTCGTAAAATTTATACAAACCTCACTACAGAAGAATGTACTGAGGTTTTTCAAGATCTCTCTGAGTCTTTTTACTCGGGAGAAGACATTGATCCTAGTTTAATTGAAATGGAGGAAATCTCAAATGGCTAAGGGTGGATCTAATAAAACTATTTTTGAACCTGGGGCACCAAAGAAAACTCGTCAAGGCCGATCCCCTCGCACACTACTCAGTGCAACTTCTCGCAATGGTCGCAAAAAAAAGTATCGGGGACAAGGTAAAGGGTAAATAGAACAGATAGATTGTTCTTATGTCTTGTTTAGTTACAAATTTACCTTCGGTTGAAGTTTGGGTCAGAAAAGAATATCTAACTGATCATCAATCAGGATGGGGTGAATTTGTAAAAGGCGTCTGGGTATCGGCAAAGTCGATTCCTGGACGCGCTTTTTATTTTGAGACTTATTTACCAGAATATGCTGCAATGTATGATAAGCTGCCTATCAGTGCCTTTGTGGCTCGTCCAGAAACACCTAAACCTGATATGAACCTACCTAACCTACAATTCTGGAACTGTATGGATTATGGTGTTATAAGTATTGATAAAAAATTCATTGGAAGTATGGATTTTGAATGCTATACAAGAGATCATGGAATCATGAAAGGCAGTTATATCTGTACATTAGACAATTATCATCGTGATCCTGATATGGTTGATTGGGCTACAAGTGAAAATCCAGCAGAACATAAGTCACATAACTTGATTGAACTTGAAAATGGACAGTTCGCACTGTATCCTAATAACAGAATGAGAATCTATGACAATAGTTTGACACCAGAAACTCCTAAAATGCCTGATTTTAAGGTCTCTACTAAGTATTATCAGGTAGAAAATGGGTTTGATCGTCTTGGAATGGGTCGTGAAGATGAATATTTTTGGAAAACTGCTAAAGAACGGGATAGCAACCCCGTAAAAAGTTCTGATTCTAGTCAATCAGGAGAGCAAAAATGGGACAACCCTCAGACAGAGACTCAAAATACATGAAGGAAGAGTGGGGAACAACAAAATTGACTACAGATTATGGTTCCTTAAGTCAAAAAAGGATGCTTCGTGAAATTGCAAATGATAATTTGACTCCAAAAAAACATAATTTTGAAATTCAAAGCGAACTTCATGAAAAAATTCGTAATGATGAAGATTACGATGACTGGGAATATGGAACTGAACCATATTTCGGTAAAATCTAGAATAAATAAAAAAATAAAGTCATAATTTAACAAATGGCACTGTATAGTGACCTCTCATTATCCTTTTCATCGCATCCTGTTACAAAAGATATTGGAAAATTGACCGATTTGAGGGCAATTACTAATTCTATGCGTAATATTTTGCTAACAAGATTAGGTGAAAGACCATTTGAACCCACCTTCGGGAGTAAAGTTGCTGACAGTTTGTTTGAGCAGATTGATTTTATTACATTAGACTCCCTTGCAAGTTCTGTAAGGGAGGCTTTAGAACTCTGGGAACCCAGAATAGAAGTTGTTGCAGTTGATCCTACTGCAGAACCAGATGAAAATGAAGTAGAAGTCACTGTTCAATTCTATATTGTTGGTGCAGTTTCAAGTGGAGTAGCATCTGCTAGTTTTGTTTTTAATATTTCCCGCTAATAAAGTAAAATAATGCCATTTACACAGTTCACAACTCTAGATTTTGATGAGATAAAGGAGTCTATTAAAGACTACCTCAGAGCCAATACTACATTTACTGATTTTGACTATGAGGGTTCAAATCTTTCGGTTTTGATTAATATATTGGCATATAATACATATTTGACTGCATACAATTCCAACATGATTGCAAATGAATCTTTCATAGATTCAGCAACATTGAGAGAAAATGTTGTTTCTCTTGCAAGAAATATTGGATATGTTCCAAGATCAAGGAGATCTGCAAGATCTACGATTAGTTTTACTGTTTCCGGATTACCAAACACATATAGAACAGTAACTCTTAAAGCAGGTCTTGTTTGTATTGGAAATGGAACAGAAACCAACCTAAAATTTAGTATTCCAGAAGATATTACAGTTCCTGTCGTTGCAAATGTAGCAACATTTTCGAATATTACAATTTATGAAGGATCTTTTTCTACTCAAACTTGGACTATAGATACAAGTCAACCAGAAAATACATATATCCTAGATAACCCTTTCGTAGACACTTCCACATTAAGAGTTAAAGTATTAGACACTGAGGGTTCATCTACTGTCAGATATTTTAATCTAATAGATAACATTATTAATGTAAAAGCAGATTCCAACACATATTTGATTCAAGAATATCTTGATGAAAGATATCAAATTTTGTTTGGAGATGGAATTATTGGAAGAAAACTAGAAAATAATAATTATGTTATTGCAACTTATATTACAACATCTGGAGTAGAAGGGAATGGCGCTTCTAACTTCATCTTCAGTGGTATTTTATATGCAAATGGTAGTGAATCTGCAACAATAACTGAGACCATATCAGATATTACTACTGTCACGGCCGCAAGAGATGGTGCAGAAATTGAATCCGTCTCTTCGATTAAGTATTTTGCACCAAGACTATATTCATCTCAATACAGAGCAGTCACAGCAAGAGACTATGAAAGTATTATTCCATACATTTATGATAATGCAGAATCGGTTTCTGCATATGGTGGAGAAGAGTTGACTCCGCCACAGTATGGAAAAGTTTTTATTGCAATAAAACCAAAAAATTCAAACTATCTTTCATCATTTACAAAAAGAGAAATTTTAAGTTCATTAAAAAATTATTCAATAGCCGGAATCGTTCCAGAATTAATAGATCTAAAATATCTTTTTGTAGAGACAAAATCTTCTGTTTATTATAATGCATCTTTTGTTGGTGATGTTGATGCATTGAAGAGTAGAGTTGTTAATTCTCTAAGTGCATATTCTCAATCTATCGATGTTAATAAATTTGGAGGAAGATTTAAATTTAGTAATGTAACTTCTTTGATTGATCAAAGTGATCCATCAATTGTTTCAAACATAACCACAGTCAAGATGGTTAGAAATTTGAGATCTAATAGAAATGTATACACTCAATATGAGTTATGTTTTGGAAACTCTTTCAATGTAAATCCGGGTGGATACAATATAAAAACCACAGGATTTACTGTTTCTGGAATTACTGGAACTGTTTATTTTAGTGATATACCTACATCTTCAACTCAAGGAAGACTTTTTATATTCAAACTACTTCCAAATAGTACAGTTTTTGTTGTTAAAAGGAATGCTGGAACAATTAATTATGCCACTGGCGAAATTCTTATAGATACTATATCCATTTCATCAACTGAAAAACCAGAAAATATCATAGAATTTGAAGTTTCACCGGAATCAAATGATGTTATCGGAAAACAAGATTTATATGTACAATATAGTGTTCAAAATAGCACTACAACAATGATTCTTGATACGATAACAAGCGGAGCCTCAATATCAGGTTCATCATATGTACCAACTTCATCTTATCCTAGCACCACTACATATACCAGAGCATGACGGAAAATAAAAGAGTCAAAATAAATCAAATAATCCAGTCGCATATTCCAGGATTTTTTTCAGATCAAAATCCAAGATTTGTTGATGCTCTTAAACAATATTACATATCACAAGAATTTCAAGGTGGCCCAATTGATATTGCATCAAACCTTGATGTCTATAAGAAGTTAGATACATATTCCCCAAGTGTAGTAAATTCTGGAACTACTCTTACTCAAAATGTTACTGAGTCCGATTCCACCATATATGTTAGTTCTACTGCAGGGTGGCCAAGTTCTTATGGACTTTTAAAAATTGATGACGAAATTATTACATATACTGGTATTTCAACTAATAGTTTTATTGGATGTGTTCGTGGATTTAGTGGAATAGATAATCTAAATTCTACTTTAAATTCCGAAAAAGTTACTTTTTCCAAAACTGAAGCAGATTCACATACTTCTGGTTCTACTGTATCAAATTTAAGTGCTCTTTTTATAAATCAATTCTTTGAGAAATTTAAAAAACAATTTGCTCCAGGATTAGAAAATAGAACTTTAGATTCAAATATCGATCAAAGAAATTTCTTAAAGCAAGTAAAAGATTTTTATGGATCAAAAGGAACTGATGAATCCGTAAAAATTCTCTTTAGAGTTTTATATGGAAAAGAAGTAGAAGTAATAAAACCTCAAGAATATCTAATAAAACCGTCTGATTCAGACTATGAAGTTGTTGAACAATTGGTATGTAGAAAATTAAGTGGCGATCCAACTAAATTGCGTGGTTATACTTTATTCCAGGATGCTAACACCAATATTCCTGATGTTGTAAAATCTTCTGGATCAATTTCTAATGTTGAAACCGTAAGATACAACACAAATTTATCAGGCAGAGACATTGTTTCCAGTTCATCATCAGATGGAGATGTAACTCCATACTATATCATAAGTCTTTCTTCTGGATATAACAGAGATTCTTTTACAACAGGAACTATTGAGGGATCTTTCTCAATTTCACCAAAAACATATGCCGTAAGTGGAATTACAACAAATACAAATGTAATTACAGTAGATTCTACAGTCTCTTTTCCATCTTCAGGAAAATTGGTATTGGAAGATTCTAATGGATATGAAGAAATTACTTATTCCAGCAAAAGTGTAAATCAATTTATCGATTGTACTTCACCATCTAGAGAATTTTCTAGTGGTAGTATTGTTAGAACAGATGTTATTGTTTATGGTTATGAGAATAATGATCCAACCAAAAAGGTTGAGTTGGTAGTTACCGGTGTTTTGAGTGATTATGAAATTGGATCAGTTAGTCAATTATATGGAACTGTAAGATCTGCAAGTTCATCTATTACTGGAAATATTGCTGGATCTGGTTTTGTAACTGGTTCAGACACTCTATCTGGAAGTGGAACTATATCTGGAACTAATACTGAATTAGATGGTCTTCTTATAACTGGAAAAATAGTAGGATCAATATCTGGAAATAAAATTAATGGTGTAATTAGTGAAACAAATAATCCATTACTAGATGGAGCATCATTTGAGGGATATTTTATACAACAACAAGGTTTTGCAAATGGTCTTTTAGTCAACGACCCAATAGGAGTAAAATCTTTAGGAAGAATTACTAATCCGGAAGATTCCTACTTCTCTTCTTGGATTCACAATGTATCCACTAGAAGTAGAGTATCGAGTATAGACAGTGCATTGGCAAATACTGTTAAACTAACAACATATGATGATCATCAATTCAGATTAAATGATGAAGTTGAGTTAATTTCTGTTATTACCAATACTGTTTTTGCTGCAGGAACAGTATCGTTTATAAACAATAAAAAAACAATATCAATTAATATGCCAAGCAGTGGTATATCAAATGATCAGGTTTGGGATGTGAGAAGAAAAATTTTATATGGAAAAACAAACAATTTAGATCATAGTGAATCAAATTTAACCAAATTAATTGCAAATGTTCAAAACACATACGAATATTCTGATAGATCTATAGCAGTAGTTTCAGAATCTTTACCAGCTTATACAATAGAACTTGGAAAAAATATTAGAGAATTTTCTCTATCAAATGTTTCTTTTGGTGAAATAAACATTACAGATCATGGATTTTTCAGTGGAGACTCTGTTTACTATAAAACAAAAAATGGAGTATCTCCATTATCTAACCTATCTGAGGGAATATACTATATTATTAGGGTTGATAATAATATAGTAAAATTAGCATCTACTAGAACTGGTGTTTTAGACAATAGTTTCATTAACCTTTTTGGTGGAACTTTAGTATCTAATGATCACCAACTAATTCCATCAGAATTTGCTAATAAAGAAATAAAAGGTCAAAAACTATTAAAACAATTCACTAGAACTACTAAAACTCCATCATCAGTTCAAACAACTCCAACTGATGGGATTGGAATGTTTGTGAACGGTGTTGAATTGTTGAACTACAAATCTCCACAAAAGATTCACTATGGAAAAATTGAATCCGTCGATATTTTAGAACCTGGAAATGGATATGATGTTATAAATCCACCAAATATTGAAATCCAAAGTGTTAAAGGTACAGGGGCAGAAGCTTATCCTGCAGTAACGGGGTCCGTAAAGGGAGTTAAAATTATAAACTCCGGATTTGATTTCTTAGAAGAACCAAAAATAACGATAATAGGTGGAAATGGATCTGGAGCAAAATTAAAAGCCAGACTTAATCCAGTTGCACATAAAGTTGAATTTGATTCATCCCCAACTGGATATGTTTCTTCTGGATCTACTATTTCTATTATTAATGTTTCCGAAAACACCTTTAGAATAGAAGATCAGCATAAATTTAGGGAAGGAGATAAAGTTGTCTATAGAACTAATGGTAATAGACCAATATTAATTTCATCAGGAATTTCTACACAATTAGTCAATAACTCAATTTATTATGTTTCTCCAGTTTCTGATGTTAAGTTTAAATTACACTTAACAGAAAATGATGCTTTAAACAAAGTAAATGAAATTGATATTGTAGGATTTGGAACTGGAATACATTCTTTCCAATCAGTATATGAAAAGAAAGTTATTTCAGATGTTATTGTAGAATCTGAGGGATCTGATTATAGAAGTAAGAAAAGAATAGTAAACTCTGCAGGAATTAATACAGCAGATAATCTAGTAAATATTCAGAATCATAATTACCAAAATGGAGATTATGTAAAATACACTTATACTCCAGGATCAACATCGATATCTGGACTATCATCATCCCAATATTATCAAGTAACAGTTTTTGACAATGACAACTTTAGATTATCTTCTGCTGGAGTAGCAACATCTTTATCTTCAGAAAATTATACTAGACAAAGATTTTTAAATTTTACTGACGGTGGATTAGGAACTCATATATTTGATTATCCTCCTATCGAAATTGTAGTAGAATCAAAGACAGGTATAGCTGCAACTTATGGAGGTTCTGCCACTTTATCACCTATTGTCACCGGTCAAATAACCTCAGTTTCCTTGACATCTGGCGGTGTTGGTTATGGTTCTTCAGATAGTATTGTAAACTACGATTCATCGTATGTACCAAATCCAAAAGTTTTGGTACAGAATGGATCTGGTGCTATATTAGAACCAATTATTAATAATGGATTTATAAAGTTTATTAATGTGAAGGAAGGTGGTAGCAACTACACTTCACCTCCCAACATTATCATTGATGATCCACTGGGAAGTGGTGTAGGGGCAATTTTATCTGCAAATTTGAATTCGTCTGGTTCTGTAGAATCTGTTACTATTGTATCTGAAGGAATTGGATATAGTTCAAAAACAACATTAAATGTTGAATCAGTTGGATCTGGGTGTATCCTAAGGCCAAGAATTCAAAATTGGACAATCAATTTATTTTCAAAAAATTCAAATAAATTTACATCTGATGATGGAATACTGGTTGGTAGTAAAAACTCAGATTTTGGAATAAAGTATGCATCTTTGTATGCACCAAGAAATCTAAGAAGATCACTAATAACTGACAGCGGAACTGGATCTGGACCAGATTTGGAGTTAAGTGTAACGGGTGTTGAAGTTGATAGAAGTTCTGGAACAGAGCACTCTCCTATCATTGGTTGGGCATATGATGGTCATCCAATATATGGACCATATGGTTATGCAAATGGGATAGGGGGAGGAATAAAATTACTGCAAAGTGGATATAAGTTAGTTGTAAGTTCCACTTCTGGTAGAGGATTAAATGGACCACCTACATCAACATTCCCACCTGGATATTTTGTCGATGATTATGAATATCAAGGAACGGGAGATTTGGATATTCATAATGGAAGATTTTGCGTAACTCCAGAATTTCCAAATGGAACTTATGCATATTTTGCAACTTTAAGTTCAGTTGAAGTTAAAGATTCTGCATCAAGATTCTATAATTTTAAAGTACCAGAATTTCCGTATGTTATTGGCGATAGTTATCATTCATTACCAATAGAAACTAATTTTGATACAAAAATTAATCAAAGAGATATTGATTTAAATGATTTAAATTTAGTTAGAAACACTTTCCCATACAAGTTCAATGAGAAAAATAGTGTTTATGAATATTGTATACAACCACAAAAGAAAACAATTATAGATGGTAGAGTATCACAGACAACTAATGGATCTGTTGATAGTATTGAAATAATCGATTCTGGAGAAAATTATAAATCTGGTGACCAAGTAGTTGTAGATATAAGTGAAACCGGTTCTATTATTCCCGTTGTTTCTAGTGTCAATAGGGTTTTGGGAGTAGGAATTTCCCATATTTCTTTTGAAGAATTAAATTATAATAATGTTGAAATTTCTTTAAGAAAGGATGGAATTGTTGTAGGTACTACAACAGAACCTCATAATTTTAAAAATGGAGATTTGATTCAAATATATGATACAGATAATAATCTTAAAGAGATTGAAGGATTTAACACCATCGGAATATCTTCCTTCACTTCTCAATTGAGTGTAGCTATTGGAGATACTTCTGTAACTGGAATATCCACTTTAATTTACTTAAATACTTCACTAATCAGATCTTCTTTAGAAGTCGATGATATAATAAGACTTGAAAGTGAAAAGTTAAAAGTAACTGGAATAGATTATAAAAATAATTCTATAAGGGTTCTAAGAGGACATAATTCAACTGTAGGAGCATCTCATACACTAGGAACACTCGTTTCATTAGACAGTAGAACTATTTTCTTGTTTAAGAAAAACTTAGCATCTAAAATTGCTTCTACTAAAAATAAACAGTACTATTTTAATCCAAGAGAAACTGTCGGATTAGGCACAGTCGGAATTTCCACCTTTGTTTCTTACATTGGAATTGATACTACAACTTTTTCAACTAGAGAAGTTAAACTTCAATCAATTTATGTAGAAAATCATGGATTAAGGACGGGTGAAAATATAATCTATTCTTCTAACGGGGGAAGTTCTTTAGGAGTTACAACAGATGGAACCTCTACATTCAATTTAAGTGATGAGCAATTAGTTTATGCTATTAATTTTGGTACTGACTTTTTAGGAATATCTACAACTCCAATAGGAATTGGTAGCGATGGATCTTTTGTTGGTCCGGGAACAATAACAGCACCAAGCCCATTATATTTTACAACGTATGGAAGTGGTTCTGTTCATAGTATCAAGACCGATAAAAATCTACCACAGTGTAGAATTAAAAAATATACTGGTATTGTAACAACGACTCAACATCACAATTTATCTGATGGGGACTTTATTACCTTAAAATTAGAATCAAACATAACGGAAAAATCATACGAAGTAAAATACAATTCATTAATAAGAAAAGCAGTTTTTAATCCAAAGAGTTTCTCTTCTTCTGGAATTAATACTGCAACTGATGTCATTACAATATCAAATCACGGATTCTCTAGTGGAGACAGGGTTCTATATCAATCATCAACTCCAGCAGATCCTCTAATTGATAACTCAATTTATTATGTTCATAAATTGACAGATGATACATTTAAATTGACTTATTATGAATATGATTCCAAATTTGCTTATCCAGTTCCATCCATAGATTTGATTACAACTGGATCAGATCATGTTCTATCTGCAGTAAATCCATATATTAAAATTTATGCATACAATTCCGTTGGATTTGGAGTTTCTGATCCATCTCTAAGAGATCTTAGATTAGTTTTCTATAGAGATTCGGATTTCGTTACCGAATTTGGATCTACAGAAACTAGAGATGAAGTTGAAATTGAAAGAATCGGTATTCCTGGAGTTGATTCAAATGCTCAAGTAATACTAAAATTAAATGACCAATTTACAAACAATCTATATTATCAATTAAAACCATCGAATATTGAAAATATTAGAATAAACAATGAATTGGATAAATTAAATATTTTACCAGATAGAAGTCCAAAACCACTGAATTCCAATAAAATTGATCTATTGTTTAGTCAATATAATGGAAATTATAATATTACTAGTGAGAATGACTCTACTTTTACAATTAATTTAAACTCAAAACCAGAGAGAAATTATTATGATGAAACTGAACTATCTTACGGAAACTATACTACTGACTCTCAGAGTTATTTTGGACCAATAGATTCATTCAGAATTTCTCAAAAATCAAATTATCTAAGAAAGTCTCCAAAATTTGTTTCCATAGCATCCACTGAAGGTACTGGGGCAAATATTGTATTAAATGGATCTAATATTGGAAGAATTAAGAAAGTAGATTTTGACTCTATTGGATTTGAATTTCCATCAGACAAAACTCTGAAACCAATTGCAGATGTTCCAACTATTCTAGAACTATCAGATTTCTATTCATTAGATAGCGTAAAGGTTTTGAATGGAGGAAGAAATTATGTAATTAGCCCCAACATAAAATTTTATGATACAAAAACTAAAAAACTAGATGATAGCATAATAGCATCTTTAAATCTTTCTGGACAATCTGTTTCTAGTGTCAATATTATTAGTTCTGGAAAGGGACTTTCTAATTACAATATTATACCAATAACAACAGATAATGATAATGGAATTGATATTTTGGATCTTTCTTTTGATACTTCAAGTGAAATTGCCACAGCAAGACTACAAACTCCTCCATTAGGATTTACAAGTACATCTTATCCATTCGTTTTGGGTGAAAAAGTTTTTGTTGAAGGAACTTCTGTAATAAGTGATACCGGAACTGGATATAATTCTTCAGATTATGAATATAAAATGTTTACTGTCGTTGGTGTTAATACTGCGGAGGGTGTAGCAGATGCGGCAACGGTTTCATATAGTATTGCCGGAATAACTTCCGCAGGCATATCAACATCATCTTATGGAAGAGTAATAAAGTCAAGTTACCTCCCATCATACGAATTGGTATTCAAGGAAGGCACAAATGGAGATGTTTTCTCTAAGGGGGAGACAGTTTCTTTTGGTGAAGATAATTTAACTTCAGCAATTGTTATTGAAAATGGTGGTTGGGATAATGATACTTATAAGTTAAGAGTTAACAAAATTTCTGGACCAACAATTAATGTTGGTGATTCTATTCTCGGAAAATCTTCTGGTAATAGAGGTGTAGTTAGATCCGTTACAACTCCAGAAGGACTATTCAAAGTCAACTCATTATCAACAAAGAGGTTGGGAAGTTCCAGAGATACTGGAAAAATAGGGCAATTTTCCCAAAAATTGCATGATAATAATTATTACCAAAGGTTCTCATATTCTATTAAAGGAACAGAATATTCTGAAAAATGGGACGAAAAGGTTGCTAGTTTAGTTCACACCTCAGGATTTAAGAGATTTAGTGATTTAGTAGTAGAGTCTTCACCAACTCTCACACCAACTTCTTCCGGAATTTCTACCACAGTTTCTATTGTTGACTTAAAGAATGAAATTTCCGTAAATAGAATTCACGATTTTGATTTGGTAGGTGAAGATAAAATTGGATCTTGCTCAAGAAATATATTCTTTAGTGGGAAACTTTTAACAGATTACTTTAGAAGTGATAAAAATAGAGTTGTTGTTATTGATGATATTAGTGGAGAGTTTAGAAGTAATCCAGATCTTTCAGTTTATACAATAATTGACAGTTTCTTTGGAAATACTCTTAGAACATGTAAGTATGTTGTTCAATTCTATAATCCAAACACCAAGGAATATGAACTTGCACAGTTCATGTTAAATCACAATAATTTTCAAATTTTTATCAATGATTACACTGGTACTTTTAATAATGGTGTATTTGGCACACTTGAAGCTCAGGTTGATAGAGGATTTATTGAAATAAGATTCAGACCATATAATCAGGATATCAACCTGTTTATTAAGGTATACCGAGTAGCTATCAGAGATGATTTAACTCCCTATGGGACTAATGAATTGGGATTTTCCCATAGAATTGGTCATACAACTTCATTCAGTGCATCTCCAGGAGTTTCGCAAACCCTTGTAAGTATTGCAACGACACAATACCAGTCATTAAACTTTATTGCACAAGTTTCTACTCCAACAGCAAATCCTCTTTTACCTGCAGGTATTCAAGATTATCAATCAGTGGAAGGATTCTCTGTTTATGATAGTTCCGGAAATGACTATACCGAA